ATCCGGCATTCCCTCAGTTGGCTTATGCTCAAGTGTATGATTTTGACCGTAACGCCAGGTATGTTACCGAGAATGGTAGATTGCCTGAATCGAGCATTAAGGTTAAGGAGCAACAGACTGGTACAAAACGTTTGGGTACACATATCCGTATTTCCAGACGTATGCTCAAGAGCCGTGTCTATATCCGCTCTTATATCCTGAATATGCTTCCTGAAGCTGTATGGATGGCTGAGGACTGGAACATCCTGTTCGGTGACGGCAATGGTGAAAATCTACTTGGTATTGTTAATCATACAGGAGTTACTTCTGTTGAGGCCATCATCAGTAGTGCGATTGTAACTGGGGGAGCCGGTTCTGTTAAAGCTGTCGCAGGGCAAAATGACAACAAAGACACCATCATCGAGTTTGCCAATCCTCAAGACCTGATTATTGACGGTATGACAATCACGTTTGCCAATGCGGCAGTGAATACCGATCTTAGTACTGCGCACCCTCTCGTAAAGATAAACGACCGTCAAATTCTCATTGAGGGTGTCGCATACAAAGGTGCAGAGACTGCTCTTGCAGAAATGACATTTACCGTTAATAATGCTGCATTCAAAAACATCGAAGAGCCGAACTCTGAGGATGTAGTGAAAACGGCTTTCGCTGTAATGACATACGCACAGTATTATCCGAACGCCATAGTTTTGAATCCGATCACAGTCAATGCTATCGAATCTGAAAAAGACACTACTGGGCGAAACTTGGGTATTGTTTCAATGCGAAACGGTATGAAATACATTGCTGGACGTCCTGTCATTGAGTATCAGGGTATCATGCCTGGAAAATATTTGCTTGGAGACTTTAATCAGGCTTCAAACTTGGTTGATTATTCTTCATTGACTCTTGAATGGGCCGAAGATGTTGACACCAAGTTGTGTAACGAAGTTGTTTTGATTGCGCAAGAAGAAGTAATCTTCCCGGTTTACATGCCTTGGGCTTATGCTTATGGTAATCTTGCCTCTTTGAAAACTGCGATCACTAAAGCAAAAGCGTAAAATATGAAATACATTCTTGATGGAAACGAAAAGGATGTTACCAATGTGATTAAAGAGCAACGCGTTCGCATGGGTAGGGGGGTGATTTCACTCACCCCTATCTCCAAATGTGGGCTCATCACTAAGGAAGACGCCCGTAAAGCGATGGATGAAAAGCTAACTGAACTTACTGCATCTGTCGAAGAGAATGAAAGTCTGAAATCGCAAATATCAGGCTTTGAGCTGAACATGAAAGAGAAGGATGCTCTCATTGCTTCTCTAACTGCTGAACGCGATGGTTTGCAGGCCCGTATTTCGGAACTTGAAGCTGTTGCAGATAAAAAAGAGTTGCCTACAGGTGACTCGAAGGAACTTCCGGCTGAAGACTCTAAGACACTTGAAACGTCTGACGATAAAACGATCAACGTAGAAGAGAAAAAGAGAGGGCGTCCGGCTACTCGTAAAACTGAATAACGATGCTAATTGATGTTTCATATTTCCTTGCCGGGCCGCGACATATTGCTAATGCGACATTGGCAGAACTTCCTTCACAAGATTCTATTGCTGTGAATGATACGATAGTGGCGTATATAAAGGAGTTCCAACCTATTTTCCTGTCAAGCATGTTGGGGAATAAACTCTCCAAAGAGGTTACAGACTATCTTGAACTGCTGGAACAGGAGAATGCCGAAGCCGAGGAAGATAGTGGGGAAGAAACTATTGTCGCAGCGGGTGAGGAAGAATCAAAGTATGAATCATTATGCAAGCTGCTACGCGAACCGTTCGCTAACTATGTGTTCTTCTATATCCTGCGTGATGCAAATTCCCAGGCTACCATCAAGGGACTTGTGTTGCTAAAGTGTGATAACACCTATGTCTCACCGATCCAACGGCAAGTAAGTACCTGGAATGACATGGTAAAGAAGAACCGTGAGTTTGTGAAGTGGGCATCTTCGAAGCAATGTCCTTTCACGGTAAGTATCGACAGCAATTTGTTAACTCCGATCAATACTTTCAACTTATGACAAATACCGATATCATAGACATATTTGCCGATGTGGTAAAGAAAATTCCGGAAGAACTTGAGGTTATCTACACTGATAGTAAAGGTACCCGGAAGGTTATTAAGAACCTGCCAATAAATTTTGTATTCGGAAGCGGTCAGTATGTTAAAGACATGCTGGATACCACCACTAAATCAGATAAGACGTCACCTTCAAAGTTTCCTCTCATAGCGCTGTTCTGCCCGATTACTGAGGAAAGGAACAGCATGGATTACTTTGCAAAGGCAAAGGTGTCGTTGATAATTGCTTGTTCCTCTAACAATGAGTGGAGTAATGAGAAACGTCATGAAACGTCATTCAAGAATATTCTTCGTCCGATATATGACCGGTTTATTGAAGTTCTCAAGGATGATGATAGATTCGATTGGGGGTATGGCAAAGTGAATCATGGTTATTCAGAGAACTATTCATATGGCAGATATGGAGCCTACACCGAGAAGGGTGATGCCCTTAGTGAGACTATAGACGCCATCAATATCAAAAGTATGGAAATTACTATTAACAATCCAAATTGTAGATAAAATGAGAAATATTAGAACTTGTGAGAGCTCGTTGCTTAATACTGGCGGCTCTACGTGTCAGATTGATTGGGGTAGGGTTAAAGGCTGCATCATTGTTGAGAAAGGCCAGAAGCTACCTACTGAACTTACGAAGGAAACACTTGAAGAGTTGTGCCATGCCGACCGGCCGGGTAGGGTATATCCGATTCCTTCCTTTGTCGAATATGCTAAAAACGGCGGTGAACCTCAGGTTAATGCTGTAGGTTATGGCCCAAGTCAGTACAATGGAATGAGCGCAGAAACGGAAACATTCACTTTGCCTAAGTTTGATGAAACGCTTAATGCCAAACTGTTGCAGGCAGCCACCAAGGAATGGGATGTTTATTTCTACGACGATAAATTCTTATATGGCTACAATGATGGCACTGATATACTCGCTGGTATGTCGATGTCAACGATTTATCCTACTGTAACCCCCTTCTCTACAAGTTCCTCAAAATCAACTATGACAGTCAGCTTCTGTCATACGGATATTGAGGATTTGTTGACGCACATTGATTTCGTCAAGCTCCATTTCAATATCAAGAATGGACTCAAAGGCTTGACAGAAGTTTCACTTGTGAGCAAAGAAGCCAACAAGTACAAGTTGATCGAGAAAATCGGCGGGTATGACCTTACTCCTTTGCACGGTGGAGTAATAGCAAAAGCTGCTGCCGAAGTTCTGAATGGTGCTACGTCTGCTACTTATGCAGATGGAATTCTTACGGTAGTGCCTGCTGAGAGCGGAGGCACTGTCTCCCTTAAAGCTCCTTCAGTATTGTATGAGAATGGTATCAAATACATTGAGGGGG